TAGTTTAATGAGTGATAATTTTAATTATTGCTGGGTTTTTAAAAGAGGACTTCCAGAAAGAATTTGCGATGAAATTATAAAAAATGCAGAATTGAAAAGTAATCAACAACGAATAGCTATTACAGGAGATTTTGGTCACAGTAGAGATGTAGTAAAAAATCCTTTAGATAAAAAAGAAAAAATAAAATTAAATAAAATAAGAAAATCTAATATTATCTGGATGAACGATAATTGGATATACAAAGAAATACATCCATTTATAGCAAATGCTAATAAAGAAGCAGGGTGGAATTATGAAACACATTGGTCAGAAAGTTGTCAATTTACTAAATATAATAAAGGTGATTTTTATGATTGGCATAGTGATTCATGGAGATTACCCTATAAATCTGATGGGATTGAAAATGGAAAAGTTAGAAAATTATCAGTAACAGTTTGTTTATCTGATCCTAATTCTTTCAAAGGAGGAGATCTTCAATTTGATTATAGAGATCAACATCCAAAAAACCCTAAACCAATACATACAGTCAATGATATAAAAAAAGGATCAATAATTGTTTTTCCTTCTTGGGTATGGCATAGAGTTACTCCAGTGACAAAAGGGATAAGATATAGTTTAGTAATATGGACTTGCGGATGGCCATTCAAGTAATAGATAACTTTTTAGATAAAGATGAATTTAATAAAATTAAAACAGTTATGATAAGTAATTATTTTCCTTGGTTTTACTGTGATCATGTTTCTTATAAAAATGAAAATGACAAATTTTATTTTACACATAATTTTTATAAAGACTCAAAACCACAAAGTTATTTTTTTAATATTTTAGATAATTTATTAAATAAATTAGAAATAAAAAGTTTGATAAGAGTAAAAGGAAATTTACATGTTAAAGAAAACAATATGACTTATAATAATTTTCATACTGATCTACCTTTTAGACATAAGGGTTGTATCTTATATATTAATGATAATAATGGCTTTACATATTTTAAAGAATCGGATAAAAAAGTAAAACCGAAAGAAAACAGGGTTGTTTTATTTGATCCTAGTATTGAACATAAAAGTTCAAGATGTAGTGATAGTAAAGTTAGAATAAATATAAATATAAACTATTTTTAAATGAGTTTTAAAAAGAAAAAATTTTTAATTGTAAAAAAAGCATTACCTAAAGTAGTAGCTCATTTTGTTTCAGATTATTTTTGTATTAAAAGACAAGTAAATATGACAATGATTAAAAATAATTATATATCTATTTTTCAACCTGATTTTGGTACATGGAATGATCCACAAATCCCGAATACTTATTCACATTATGCTGATATTGCTATGGAAACTTTATTACTAGGTTTACTTCCTAAAATGGAAAAAGAATCTGGCATGAAATTAGTTCCAACATATTCTTATGCAAGAATATATAAAAAAGGAGATGTTCTTGAAAGACACAAAGATAGAGCAAGTTGTGAAATTTCAGCTACTCTTAATTTAGGCGGGGATAAGTGGCCAATATTTTTAGAACCTTCTGGAAAAACTAATAAAAAAGGAATTAAAGTTGATTTAAATCATGGTGATATGCTTATGTATAAAGGCTGTGATTTAGAACATTGGAGAGAACCTTTTACTGGAGAAACCTGTGTACAAGTTTTTTTACATTATAATAAAAAAAATAAAACCGATAATAATGAATTTGATGGCAGAGAACACATAGGTTTACCTGAGTGGTTTAAAGGTAGAAAAAATGTCAACAAAACAAAAATTTGAAAAGTATTTAACTCATATAGAGTATCCAAAAATTTTTGAAGGTTGGCATGTAAAAGGAATGCTAAAAAATAATTCTAATAATATATATAAATTTGATACATCAAACCTTATTAAAGAAGATGAACATCATTATCAAAGAACAGATAATTTTAAAAATAAAGCTGATAAAATGGTTTTTGATTTTGAAACACAGTGGATTATATTAGATATAAATGAGCTACATTCTTATATTAAAAACAATCAATTAAAAGAAGTTAATTTGGATCAGTTAATAAATAATTTAGAATGGAATATTGTAGTAAATAAATGAAAATTAAATTTTATAACAACTTTTTAGAAAACGATCACTCTCAAGAAATTTGGAATTTTGTTATAAATTCTTATTATAAGATAGGTTGGGTTGATAGCGAAGAACCTCAACACCGTGCTTATCCTAACATACATAGTGAATATAGTAATAAGGATTTAGATAAAATAAAAATATTAAATCCAATACTAAAAATATTAAAATTACCTAAAGAAAGTTTTTATAAATGTGTTGTTAATTTAACTAAACCTTTAGATGTAAATTTTATTCATGTTCATCCAAATAGTTTAGTTGCTTTATATTATGCAAATTTTACTTGGAATCCTGAATGGGGAGGGGAAACTATATTTTACAATAAAGATAGAAAAACTATTGATTTGGCTAATCCTTATACTCCCAATCAATTAGTAACTTTTGATGGTAAAATACCACATACTATTAAGCCACAAAATTTAATTGGACCTTCTTATCGTTTTACAATAAGTTTATTTTTTAAAAAATGAAAGAATATAAATTACCTTACGATAGTTTTATTGGTGGCTGGTTTATAGATAAAGATATATGTGATAATATTGTTAAATATTTTAAAGATACTCCTGATAAATTTAAAACTGAAGGAAATGTATATGGTAAAAAAGGTAGAACAATAGATAAAAAAGTTAAAGATTCTTTAGATTTAACAATATGTCCTAAACAATATTCACCTTTATTCAGTAAATATCGAGACAAGTTACAAGATTGTTTGGAAAAATATCTAATAAGATATCCTGAATCAAATGAACTAGCAAGATTTAATATTAATGATCATTATAATATACAGTATTATAAACCTAGTGGGGGTTTTAAAAAATGGCATAGTGAGAGGGGAAGTTTACTAGATACAAAAAGAGTTTTAGTATTCATGACTTTTTTAAATAATGCAACAAATGGAGGAACTAACTTTAAATATCAAAAATTAACTGTGCCAGCAAAAAAAGGATTAACATTAATTTGGCCAACAGATTTTACACATACTCATAAAGGACAAATATCTAAAACCCACGAAAAATATATTATAACTGGATGGTATTCATTTAATAATTAATTGTTAAATGTTAAAAAATATATATAATCTCTAGTATGCTACAAAAGTTAAATTTTAAGCCTGGTTTCAATAAAATGGTCACAGATTCAGGAGCTGAGTCTCAATGGGTTGATGGTGATTTTGTTCGATTTCGATATGGACTACCTGAAAAAATAGGTGGCTGGAATCAGCTTACTATTGACCATCTAACTTTACCAGGTGTAGCAAGAGCACAGCATGCATGGACTTCTTTAGCAGGTGAAAAGTATACAGCAATTGGTACTTCTCAAGGTTTATTTCTGTATTATGGTGAAGACTTTTATGACATTACTCCTTTAGATACAGCAATTACTGGAGCTACATTTGATTCAACAACAGGCTCTGCAACTGTAACAGTTAATAAAACCAGTCATGGTTTATCTGATGGAAGATATATAACTTTTACTTCTGTGTCATTACCAGGTGGAGGTGAGACAAATTTTACTACCACACAATTTGAAGACAACACATTTGAAGTTTTAAATTCAACAACAAATACATTTGAAATTACTATGCCAGCAAATGAAGGTGGTACGGGTATGTCTACACAAGGATCAACAGAAATAAATCCATATGTAGTTGTAGGCCCTACATTTCAAACTGCAGGTTATGGTTGGGGTACATATCTTTGGGGAGATTCTACATGGGGTACTGAACGTACAACTAGTGACGTGGTTCTGGATCCAGGAATCTGGAGTTTAGATAACTTTGGTCAAATATTAGTTGCAACTATTCACAATGGTAAAACATTTACTTGGAATGCAGGAGTATCTAATCCAAGAGCTAATAGAGCAACCGTTATGACTGGTGCACCCACTGCATCAAGACTTACACAAGTATCTGATAGAGATAGACATGTATTTCATTTTGGAACAGAAACAACTATAGGTGATTCAACTACACAAGATCCGATGTTTATAAGATTTAGTGATCAAGAAGATTTTAATACTTATGCTCCAACAGCAACAAATACTGCTGGAACATTTAGAGTTGATAAAGGTAATGAAATTGTAGGAGCAGTATCTGGTAAAGATTATACTTTAGTATTAACCGATACATCTGCTTATGTAATTCAATTTGTTGGTCCACCATTTACATTTAGTGTAAAACAAGTTGGTACCAACTGTGGATTGATTGGTCAAAATGCATTAAGTTATTCTAATGGTGTTGTCTTTTGGATGTCAGGTGAGGGTGGATTCTTTATGTATGATGGTACAGTAAAAGCAATACCATGTTTAGTTGAAGACTTTGTATTTACAACTACAGGAGACAATCTAGGTATTAACTATGATGCAGGTCAAATTGTTTATGCAGAGCATAATACTTTATACGGTGAAATAAATTGGTTTTATGCAAAAAATGGCTCTGATCAAATTGATAGATGTGTTACGTTTAACTACGGAGAAAACTGTTGGACAACATCATCACTAGCTAGAACCAGTTATATAGATACAGGAGTATTTGATTTACCGTATGCAACTGAATATAATGCAACAGCTGTACCTAATTTTCCAATACAAGGTATCACTGCAAAATATGGAGCATCAACTTATTATGCTCATGAAAGCGGAACCGATCAAATCAATTCATCAGGCACAACTTCTATTGATGCATTTATTCAATCAGGAGACTTTGATATATCTGCAAGAAGAGGTCTAACAGGTCAAGCAACAGGTGTAGCTGATCTTAGAGGAGATGGTGAATTTATTATGTCTATGAAGAGATTTATCCCTGATTTTAAAGTATTAACTGGTAATTCGAAGGTGACATTACTATTGAATAACTATCCAAGTGACACAGCATCAAGCTCGCCATTAGGACCCTTTACAATTACATCATCTACTGATAAGGTGGATACTAGAGCAAGAGGAAGACTTCTTGCAATCAAAATTGAAAATGACGCTGTAGGTGAAACTTGGCGTTATGGAACATTAAGAGTAGATATAAAACCAGACGGTAGAAGATAATGGCTGAAATAAACTTTAATAATTTATATAATCAATTAGAACCAATGGACAAAAGATTTTATGACCAACAGTTTTCTAAATACTATGTACCTGGTCAAGAAAATTTAAGATTATCTGGTCAAGAAAATTATGATCAAATGAAAGCAGTATATGATGCTCAACAAAAAGTTCCTAAAAAAAGTTTCTTTGATTTTTTTAATTTTGGTGAAGCAAGCGCTGCTGAAAAACCTCAGGTTCCCAATTTAACATACAGAGATATAACTCCAACTTTTGATTTAGCAACTGGTATAACTAATACTAAGGCAGCTACACCTTTTATAAATACTGCAGATATACTTAATCAATATAACGTTCCTAATTTACAGAATAGAGATTTAGTTGATCAAATTATTAAACAAAATCAAATGAAAACAAATTTATCAAACATTAATGCTGCTAATACAGCTGACACAGCACCTTTTTTCTTTCCAACTGATCGTAGAATAGTACCATTGAAAAAACCTACTAGAGGTATAGTAGATTCAACTATTGCTTCTAATTTATTATATGATGATTTACCACCACTAAGAGGTATTGATACTTCTTATGGTGTAGCTAATGAACCCGATGTTGAACAAGTAGAATCTTTAGGTAGTAGTGAGCCATCAGGCATTGCAAAACTACTTCAATTTATAAATCCTTTTAAAGGATTAGACGCTTTAAAATCATTAAGTAGAAGAATACAGCAATCTGATTTTGGGCAATCAAAAACTTTAATGGATTATTTAGATGCAAGAAAATATGGTGGTAGACAAGAGAGAGACGATGCTGCAGCTAGAAATATGGCTCAAGCTAGAGGTATTCAAAAGAAAATAGATAGAGGCGAATTTAATAGAGATACATCTGGCATAACTGATAGAGGAAGAACACAAGAATCAAGAGCAGCTGCAACTAGATCTAGAGATTTAACAGGAGGTCCAGGTAAAGATTACGGACCGTTTAGTAAAAAAAAATAATGGCTAGAATAACTTCATACATACCTGAACCTAAACAAGAATACGATGTTGAAAACCAAAGACAGATTCTTCGTGCAGTCGATACAATCAAAACTGAATTAAATTTTTCATATCAAAAAGACTTGAAAGAACAACAAGATACATTTAACTGGTTTTTACTCTAATGACTATACAATATAAAAATCAAGGTTTTAGTTTAACAACAACTAATTTAACAACTGTATTAACAATCAATACAAGTTCTGTGGCGATTGTAAAATCAATACCTATTACAAACGAACATTCTAATAAAGTATTAACAGAATTATACGTACACGATTCATCTGCTGCAACGGACTATGAATTTTATCATAGTGAAGTGTCTGCAGATACTACTGTTTTAGGAGTTCAAGGAGCTTTAAATTTAGAAGCTGGAGATAGTATAAAAGCTCAGGTAGATGTTGCAAATACTGTAAAAGGTGTTATAAGTTATGCACTAATAGACAGGTCTCAAGAGAATGGATAAAGACATACCAAAGATAGAGTGTACAACAATAACAACTTATAGAAACACTAAGACAGGAGAAGTATCTAAAGAAAAAATAGAAGGACCTGACATTGTAGAAGATGTTACAGTGCAAGTTACCAATAAAGGTCTACAAGTATTTCAGAAAGTGATGAATCATAAAAATGACAAACCAAAATCCTAGAGGCGGGACAGAGCTTCAATTTGAATATTTAAGAAAACACATTGATCCAGAGTTATTGAATAAATTTCAAATCTGTACATCCGTACCAGAATCTATTCCATTAGCTAAAGATAAAATAAATATTCTTTGGCAAAAAAATTCATATGATCAACCGAATCTGGCTCCATGGTTCAAGGATAAATCCAATCACCATAAATATGATTGGTATGTATTTAACTCTAACTGGACTTTTGAAAAATTTAGAATGATGTTTGACATACCATTAAACAAATCTTTAGTTATAAAAAATGGTGTAGGAGATATAGAACCTATTTCAACTACCTATAAAAAAGGTGATCCAATAAAAATTATTCATCATTGTACACCTTGGAGAGGACTATCTGTATTGTTAGGTGCAATGCAATTAGTAAAGAATCCATTAATTACTTTAGATGTTTATTCTTCAACAGAAGTGTATGGTAAACGATTTCATGAGCAAACTGATGACCAATATAAAGAACTATATAAACAAGCAAGACAATTACCTAATGTAAATTATATTGGATATAAACCAAACGAATATATTAAAGAACATTTAAAAGATTATAGATTATTTGTTTATCCAAGTATTTGGGAAGAAACATTTTGTATATCATTACTTGAAGCAATGGCTGCAGGTTTATATTGTGTGACTACAAACTTTGGTGCTTTATATGAAACAGGTGCAGAGTTTCCGATGTATATTCCATATTCAAATGATTATCATTCTTTAGCTAGAAGATTTGCAGAGGGTATTGATGTTGCTGTTAAATCTCTAGAAGTAGATGGAATTAATGATCATCTAAAAGTACAAAGAGATTATGTTAATAGATTTTATAATTGGAAAGTAAAAGCAATTAGTTGGCAAAGATTTTTACAAGGAGCATTAAATGCAAAACAATAAACCCATTTGGTTCAATCAAGATAAAACAACAACTGCTAATGAAGACACTTATCAAACTATAAAACATAATAAAGTAGATTCTAATTATACAGAAATAAATTTAGGAGCTAAAAAAATACCTTATAAAATAATGGTATGTACACCATGTCATAGTGATGTATCTATGCACTACACACAAGCGGTATTAAAATTTCAATTAGAATGTATGAAAAGAAATATACTCGTTAGTTTTAGTTTACTAAAATCATCATTAGTAACACAAGGTAGAAATTTATGTGTAGCTGAATTTTTAAATCATGAAGATCACTATGATCATTTATTGTTTATTGATTCTGATATCGATTTTAATGCTGAAACTATATTTAAAATGTTGAAAGCAGATAAAGACATTATTGCATGTCCATATCCAATGAAGATGTTTGATACAGATAGAATGT